CGCCCTCTGGAATGCAGCAAACACTCTCAAAGAATCCTGTACCAAAATCGAAATTGTTAAACAGAGACCCAACAGGTCGGCCTGTATCGTGCCTAGCCCAAGCCAAGATCTGTTGTTCCTTCACATAAGTCAGAGAAAGCAGCACGCCGTCACTTCTCACAACCCAAATAACAGGATCTGGATTCTGCTGAAATGTCCAATCCAAGATCGTGTAGCCCTCAAACAAATGAGGTGCAAAGGTCGTAAGGTCATCACCATTGAAACCGTCAGTCCCAAAATCAAAGTTCAGCTCTCTGATGATTCCGCTACGAGCCTGAACATAGACAGCTGAGTTATTCACGATCAAAGGAGCAACTCTTCGTGATGATCCATTGTAAGAATACTGTCTGAGATCTGGAGCCTGAGTAGCGTCAAGAGGATTTCGGATAGCCCACTCGCCGTCAGATGTGAAAATCACAAGCCCATTCACATTCAAAAGGTGTAAGATGCGATTAAGTCTTCGTCCAACGATTGTGTATTTGACGTCGTCAGTCGCCTCAATTGAAACGTTTGGGAAAATAGCAGTAGGAAATACATTATAGTGAGCCAACTGAGATGCTGAAATTGTCTCTGGATACAAATCAGGGCCACCATAAACCGCACGCTGCTGATTGAATACAACAGCCGCAGAATAAGCAGAGCCTCCGAATGGCCGACTCCAGCTCAATATTGGATTGTCAGAATAGTCTGCTTCGATTCCGGTATCTGTGAACGAGGCGCCTTGAGACGTTCCAATGAATCCTGGATTTTCGTCGCCATTCAAAGCTCGCCATACTTTGTAGTATTGAGCACCAGATGCGTTCGTCCACGCAACAGTGTTATTGTTTGTAAGATCTAGCGTTGCATTACCCGAGGCTGTTGTAGCCGCGAGAGGAATTCCTTGAGTGCCGTTAGCAGTTATCCCAGCAACATAGTATCCGTAAAACTTAGCGCCAGCAGCGCCATTGTTTGTCACACTTCCAGCTGTCGGAGCGGCTTGCCCCGATGCATACGTAACAGAAGCCCAAGACCAACTAACATCCGAAGCTCTCGTCAGCTGAGTCTCAGCATATGACGGATGAGTGAAAATCATAACATCTGCATTCTGTGCGTACTTCACATAAGGCAAATGGTCCGCAGTGTAAGAAGTTGCTTTGCTGTAAATTCTCTTCGCAGTTCCACCAGAGACATAAGCTCCCATAGCAAGAGTGGAAATCGAAGCACCTGCATGATCTGTAATGTAGTAAGCGTCGTTTGTAATTCGAATGACCTTGAAGTTTCTCGCATTCACCTGAGTCATACCGACGACAGAGTTGATTTGAATCTCTTCGCCGGTCGTATAACCATGACCAACAGAGGTCACAATCGGAGTGATGTTTGTCGAAATGTCGGTGATTGTCGTAGTGGCTTCATAGATGTAATCGCCATTCTTGATAAACCGAAGGTAACCTACTCCGAATTCTAAAATGTAAGCTTGATCAGATGAGAATATAAAAGGAATCAAGCGAACTGCTGTAGCGATGTCTCTCACTTCACCAATGAATTTAGAGCCAGGTCTTGCATACACACCGCCTGATTTTTTGGTGATGAAATTTCTCTGAGTTCGAAGCGCTGTGGAATACTTGTTCACGTCACAGCGTGAATAAAGCTGTGGGCCTAGCTCCCCACCTGCCAAACTTCTCTGACTGAGCATGCTCATGCTTAAGCCTTCCCGTACAACTTATCAGCAGGGTTTGATTTCTTTCCAGCAACTGCCATGTCTGTTATCTGCAAGCTCAAAGATTTGTTCTCGCTCTCTTTGCTCTCGTATTGAGAAACAGAGCAGACCTCGACCATGCATTCGATTGTCATTTTAGAGCCAACGGATGGTAATTCTTTGATGCCTAATTTCTCGAGAGATTCGCCATCCAAATTAATTGTTAGCCCATAAGGATAAGCCTGTCGAGGTGGCTCTGCCATCTCTTCTTTAGCATCGTCACACTTCATAGAAACCATTTTCATAAAATCCCCTTACGTGTTGCGAATAGAAATCATGTCTGAATCTGGGTTCTCTGCAGGCTTCGTCTCATTAAACGAGCTAGCAGACGCTCTGGCAATCTCAATCTGATACATCTGAAATGCTTTATTCCCCAGCTTGAACGGGTCGCCCTTTGTTAATCTCGGGGCGATGTAAGAAGCTAGACGATAGGACAGAGCAATCTTGAAATTCTCTGGGTACACGTCGAAATTCGTAATCTTTGGCGTGTACATTATAGATGCATCGTCAATGTCGGAATAGATCAAAAGACCACTGCTATCAAAGCCAAGATCATAGGGAGATGGCTTCTGAAATATCACACCAGGAGTTAAATCAAAGGACGCCTCAACTGCTCGAACGTCTATGCAATCAGATGGGTATCTGTAGGAATAATTGAACCCATTTCCAGGCTCTTCCTCAACGAGTGCAAGCTCTGTGAACTTCTTAGCCCATGGCCATTTGTAGTCCTTGAGAGTTGAAATCAAAGCGGGTTCGAAAAACTCTCGGCAAGCCTTTGCTTCAGTTGATGTTTCAGTCACGGCATTACCGAGCTGAACTCCGACACCGAGATGCGAGAGGGCCATGTTAGACACAGACGTTTGAGATCCTGACATAAAGACCCTCCCTTAAAATTAGATAACTGTTTGATCCTGAGGCGCTGCAATCTCTTTTGCTTTGACTGGCGCTGGATTAGGAACTGGTCCAGTAATCTTTCCAGAGCTTTTCTTGATCTGGATTCTGCTCTTTGGATTCTCTTCAATAACCTCAACCCATGACGGAGTGTTCTGCTCCTCTGGGATTTCCATCAAAAACTCTGAACCTTCGCGCTGGCGTTTGTGTTCGTAATAGCCCATGCGCATTGCTCTAACTAAAACCATCTGAAACCTCACTTGAAAGTATGGGCCAGCCAAGCTTATGGCGAACTCAGCCAGCCCAAAGTTATTTAGTTAATTACATACCCTTTTGCATACATCTTAGCTTTTTGGATGCCATTGATGATTCCAGCAGTGAACGAACCAGTGGTCAAATTTCCAGTGTTAGGAGTGTAATACAACTCCAAATACCGATATTGAGCCGCGAAGTCCGGGCTGATTTTTGCGAAGTACTGAGTGCCAGCAGCAGACACAGCCGGGATAGTAAACAAAGTCTGCTTACCATCTGGTGTGAATGAAGTGGTGCTGTCTCCGTACAAATCAACAGTCAGTGTGGAATCAGATCCACCGTCTGTCATCGCCACGTCCACGTTGATGAACACATACAAATCTTCACCAACGCCGATGTCACGAGCTGGGCCCATGTCCAAAGAATTAGTGGAAGCCGCCGCAGCCGTAATGGCTTGAGCTTCAGAAAACATCAATAATTTATCGATTAACATTTTAAACTCCTTTTTATAAATTGATGGGCCTCACACCATGTGAAGCCCCGTTAATTAAACAAGCGCCTCAGTCTCAAGCAAAGCATCAACGATCTTGATAGGGATGCCTCGGAAGCTTGGAACGATCTTTCCGTCAACGTTGTCATAAGTGATACCGCCGCCGGTAGACACAGATGCCAAGCGCTGGATGTCTAGGAATTCAAACACAGTTCTGTTCATGTAAAACACGGGCTTGCCGAGTTTCAAAAACGGGATGCGGTGAATTGCTTTGACCATCAAAGTGATAAGATTGGCTTGTGATCCAGAATTGGCGATCAATGCAGACATATCGATAGAACCGATACGCACAACATATCTCCAGTCCTTAAGAGCAATACCAACTTTCCACTGCCAGTGATCCTGATACGCGCGCATACGAGCGTTTCCGATTCCTGCAGTGTTCTCAACAGTCACAAGGCCCAAGTCTTCATGCACAAGACCAGCTTGTGAACCCTTGGGGAAAATACCTTGAACAGTCTGTGAACCCCAGCAGATCAGATAGATTGAGCTTGAATCAGCAACGTCACCGCCGCCTGCATCAATGACATGTGAACCATTGGTAGCAGTTGGATCTGAGTAACGAATTGCAAGACCAGTGAACTCCTCAGGAGACACGCTTGAGTTTCCGTAAAACAAAGTGGAAGCCATTTCCTGATTCATCGCTTCGATGAAAGCAGTTGCTTCAGACATACGGAAATCATTCGTGTTGCCGTTTAGTTCAGCCAAGTCTTTGTCGACTTCTGACCAAGCTTCCAACATCGCACAAGCCTCATCGATTTGCGCAGTTGTTGATTTAGAAGAACTCACACCGTTGTTGAGCAAGCGCCAAGCAACAGTTGGAAGTCCAGTGCGAACTACAGTTCGGTGACCAGTTGGCAAATTGCCTTCACCGAAAAGCATGTCGTCTAGAACTTCATTGGTCTGACCCAATAGTTCAATGATTGATGGAACTTTTCCTTGCGGATCAACACGCTTTGCCCAGTCGGCTAGTGTTGCTACGTTTGCGTTTAGTAAACCCATTTTTAAATCTCCTTATTTTTTGTTAGATGTTGGATGGTCATACAGCTTCGCTGAGTGACTCACTTGAGTAGGGCCCGGTTGTGATGCGGGATTATGCATTCGGTCCTCAGCCATTGCTTTTCCGATCCTGGAAAACGCACGTAAGACTTCGGGATGATGTTCATACCCTGTGTCCACGAGAATTTTCCTGAACGCCTCGCCTCCATATTTATCGACAGCTCTGAAAGCTAACTCTTGGCTTGCTTTCAAATTGTCGCCACCGATTTCTTTGTCGGCCATAGCAACGTCTTGCCATGTTTTGATTTGGGCTTGGTATTCGTTGAGCAATGTCTGATTGTGGGCGATCACCGCGCCTGATTGTCGATCTAGAAGTTTTTGCGCTTGCTCATTTGATAGACCGTTCTCTTTTGCATAAGAGGCGACATCTTCAATAAGTTTGCCATCTAGTTTCACTCCCTCAGGTAGCTTGAGCTCATACTTTTCAGGTACGGGCGGCGGCGTAGGTGCGACCACAGTTTCTTTTGCAATTTCTGGTGTCGTAACAGCAGGTTCTACTGGCGCTACAACAACAGGTTCAATCACTGGAGCAGCTGTGCTTGATGCTGGGGCTGCTGGTGTTTGGCTTGTTGCACTCATTTCTTAGACTCCTTATTTTCTTTCATCATTAATAAATATGCGTCTGGCATTGCTTCCATGATGTCTGCGATGAGAAACAATCCAACAGCTCTTTGACCTTCATTGAAGTAGGTGAAAGATCCTGACTGGACTGCGCTCTGTTTATAAACACCGCAAAACTCAAGAAGCCTCCAAACGGTTCGTCGTCCCTCTTTTTGAGAGAGGACCAGTGCGAGGTCATCAAGGTCCCGATCTCGCACTGATTTGTTTTTCTCTTGTCGTGACTTTACTTGTAGTTCGTCACTTTCACTGATCGTTCTGCTCATAAGACTACGGCTCGTCGAATTCGATGACAGCACCTTGAATTTGAATCGAGGTAGATGAGGCAGTGGTACCAGTAAGAGTCAGATACAAATGTTGGTCTTCGTTCTGAACCAATGGCTCAGAGAGGACTTTTTCAGAGTTGGTGTAATCAACGTTTGTACCTGTAGCTACAGACACCTGAGTGATCGACGCAGATACAGCCTCTGATACGCCGCTTGACACTGCAGTTCCTACAGAGAGTGATCCATCTAAAGTCACAGCGCCGCCCGTAGATAAAACAACGCCTACGAAGTTAAATGATTTCAATACTGCACCAATTGGCAATTGTGGAATCGCGATATTCATAGTTGCTGCGGTCTTAGATGCTGGCAAATGCACATAGGACTGAGTCCCGGTTCCATCAACTGACCAACCAGACGCTGAGTTGAATTTTGAAGAACCCGCAGCTGTTACAAACAGACGCTTACCTTTTTTGCCGCTCTCAAAGTACGGAAGCTGGTTGAGCTTAACAACCGGCGATCCTGATGAGTATGCGCTAACTCGGAATCGATACTGAACCAAGCGCTTGCCGACGTCCAAGTTCTGGATGTAGCCAGAACCAGTGGTGCTTGCAAAGCTCTGAACAGTGACGAAAGTTCGTCCACCATCTCGTGAGCTCTCAAGCAAAATTGTCGCGCCCGCATTGGATGCAACAGAGTAATAAACAGACTCCAGAGGTTTGATAACAACCACTGTGCTGATTTGTGAATTGGCCCCGAACGTACGAATGACCCGTTGATAGATCACACCTGTTGCCGCCGCAAACTGCGCGGTTACTAGCAGCAGGGCTGATAAAATTAATGCCTTCATTTCTGTCTCCTTTGGTTAAGCTCAGGCCCCTGCCTTAGCTTGGTTAATTAATTCTGTGAGTGCGTTTTGGCCTTCAGTATCTGACTGAGCCAAATTCTTGACGGTCTGAGATCTCTGCATAGCCTGCTCTGCTTGCGCTTGTGCTTGCTGTGCCTGAGCTCTTTGATCTCTGATTTCTGCTACTGCATCGTCTGTTCTGATGAGTGATGGTGGAACTGATGTAATGTCGCCGTAAACATCAATGAGCTGATCGAAATCAATCTTGTCTTGAATGTCTGGTTTCACAGCCATGAGGTTTGTCGCAAAACCTGCAAAGCGCTCGACAGATCCAATCGTGATCAGCTTCTGAGCCTGAGCCATGACGGAAATGTATTCCACCTTGAGATCCAAACCTTGAATCTCTGGAGGCGGAGGCGGCAATAAGCCTTGTCGACGGTGAAATTCAAAAGACAAATCGATCAATGGATCAAGCACGTCTTGATTGAGCTGCTCAAGCACTGGACCGATCGCCAATAAGCGCTCTTCTTTCCTGGCTCTGATCTCTTCAGCTGTGATTCCAGATCGCTCGTCATTGGCGATCATCAAGAACAAGTCCTCGAAATAAGCCCGACGAATTCTAGATCTGCATTGCTCTTGCTTGCCTTCCATCTTATCGATCTGGAAATTCACTTCATATGCAGGCCGAAATCCTTGGCCACCTTCACGGTCTGAAACGTAAGTAATATCACCTGGTAAAATCGAAGCAGACATTCCACGCATAGAAGCAGGCGCCACCATCGGAGGTTTAATCATGCGATCAATCGCCTCAAATGAACGCTTCTCGCCAAGCTGCAACTGCTTCACGTCGCCTAGACATTCCATGCCCGGACAGTTGGTCCCATAAGCGTCTTCACCAGTGACTTCCCAACGACCACAAAGGATTGGAAAATTGTCGTAGCCCTTTTCACTGAGCATTTTCATGTCATCGTCGGCTGACGGGTAAGGGCTTGAACCCCCAACGCCAGAAAGTCCAAGCTCATAAACAACGCTTGCGAACTTCTTAAACTTTGAGTCCAACATCTGCGGATCGTACTGATCGTTTGGCATGATCGTGTGACAGAGCTGAATCCAAGTATTGTAGTTGCCCTGCTCGTATTGATCGCGAACGCTCTGAGAGATGTTGGTCCAATCAGG